AGAACCCGACCAGATTGCCACCTTGCCCGCTTGCCCTGCCCATGCACCAGTAGGCGAGGCTGCGACGATATACGTGTCACCCGCTGCCGGACTGCCCGGAGGGGTCGCAAGATCGCGATCCTTGACGGACAGATGCACGCCGAATCTGCCAAGATAGAGGATGTTGTTATCCATCCCCGTGTTCCAGTTGTTTTCACCGAGGGACCAGCCGTAGCTCATCCCGCTCCGCGGTTCAGTTGATGCTGCCATTATGCGCCTCCGTAAGAGTAACCATATCCAGTTCCGTAACCGGACCGAGTGAATTCCCAATCGTGCATCTGAAGGCTTTGAATGCCGTCACGCACAGCCCACAGCTGAATCCTCAGCCTACCATAGTTGGACCCCATCTCTGCAAGAGTGAAGGTGTCCGTGACCACACCAGTCAGTCCCGCATGCGTAGCGATCACCGAACCGCCTTGAGTCAGTAGGCGGCAAGTGTAAGTCGTATTCGCTTCCGGGCCGATGCTTGACGCTTCTGTATCCACAAGCGTCGCGGTCTGCTGCAAGCGGTCCCGATGCACCCATGTCACAGTGATGTTCTGGTCACCCCGAACCGTGTCCGGATAGGCCTGTGTGTTGATACGGAGCTGCTGTGGCGGGTAGGGCCTGGACGAGCGCGCCTGGATTGTCACCGTTTGCACGGGTGCGGAGCCTTCCGCCAGCGTACCCTTGGCCGTAGTGGGCAGCAGCTTGATCCTGGCGGTTTCGCCTGTAGCATATTCGACGGTGTCTGTCTCGAAATACACATCAGGGAAGAATACCCGTGCGCCAAGCGCATGCACGGCGGGGACAGTATCCAGCACACCGCGCCCCACCGTCATTGACGAGCTACTGATCGCGGTAACGACGACAAGCTCATTGTCGATGATTGCATAGGTGTTGATCTTCACGATGTCCAGGTCAATGCCCCCGCTGATCGGGATTACTGTCTGGTTCGGTGTGATAGCAGCGGTGAGCACTGCTGTCGGACAGAAATCGACCGTGCCCGCTTCCTCGTATGCTGTGTTCGTCGGGTTCGTAATGAGTTGCGCGTTACCCGCGTCACTGGTAGGCCGCACACCTGTGGCCACCACGAAACCCGCTGTCGTCGGAATGCTACGCGCGTCGGTCTCACCCATGCGCTGGCATAGTTCCCAGAACGGCGCCTCGATGACGCAATGATACGGACAAGGCGCGGGGTCATTGTTCGGATCAGTCCAGCCACTAGGCGGGGGAGGCGCATAGATAGCGCTAGACAGTGCGAACACGTCCTCCACTGCACTAATCTTGACGACGTTGCTGTCCAGTGCGCCCAGCTCTACGTTCGCCACCCGCATGACAAGCTGGCTGATCCCGTAGCGAGGCCAGCTGAGCACAAAGACGTCACCGACGTTTAGTGACGCTGCCTTGCGGTTGGCGTAGATGGTCCCGCTGGCAAGCGGGACAGACAGCGCCTTGAGCGAGCGCGCTGCTACCTTAGTGGCGATGGTGCCATTCGTGAAGCCTGGGAACTGCTTCGTCGTGCTGACGACGGATTGCTGCTGCGCTGCGAGCGCGATGTCCTGCACCGTGACGGAGTTGTTCTTACCTGTGCTGGCGTCCCAATAGACAACACTCACCGAGTTGATCAGCTCGCCTATGGTGTTGCGCTTGAAGTCCGAAATCTTATCGACGGAGGACTCGTCCAGCACCAGCAACGAATTCACATCGTAGCCTCCGCGCGCGAGCTTCAGAACGAACTTTCCTGAGGTGCGATCAACGAACAAGGAACCGTCGATGTGCTTCAGTACCTCCTGAATGAATTCCTCAAGCGTTACGGAGCGATCCCACAAGATCGACATGCCCATGCCTTCACTATACATCTGATCGGCAGCAGCCTGGAAGGAAGTGTCATCTACATCCGCTTCAGGGTAGCCCATGCCCCAATCAGGGTCAGTAAGGCACTCGCGAATGATATGCGCTGGGTTCATGTCTTGGCCGATCGCTGCCTTTGCGATGTACCATTGAGCGATTCCGTTCTGGCGAACCAGTATGCGCTGGCCCCAGAAAGATGGGCGTTTCAGATACGGGTTCATGCCAAGATACACTTGACGGAACACAGCGCTGACCACACCTCTGAAGCCCGGCACCATCGACCCCAGCTTGCTCACGAGGTAGCTGTTCGGCGTCTGCGTGTCACCGCCCATGTCGATATCCACCGCGCCGGACACACCGCCCTCGCGCTTCTGGCCCCCGAACAGGTTCTCTGCGGAGATCGTGATTTGCCCGCCGGTCGCGTTGCCCGTCCATGCGGTCTTGTCATCGAAGTCGATGCGGATGATTTTATCAATCGGGCCGTGGCAGAATACCAAGTGCATGCCGAGGTAATACTTATATCCGACTGTCTGTGCTTTGCTACTCCCGCCCACGAGCCACCTCCACTGCTGCAAGCGCCATTCCGTCATTGCTGGTGGCTTCCAGCAGCTTGTCGGAATCGATGCCGTTGTTCAAGAAATCGGTATAGTCCAGGCCATACCGAGCGAACAGCTCCCGCACGCCCCGCGCACAGTAGCGCAGCTCGCGACAGTGTTCCATTCGGACGATCACACTGTTCGTCACTTCTTGCCTCCCTTCTTCTTCACAGGGACAGTTCGAAGATCTCCGTACCACACCACATTCGGCCCGTCCATCTTGCGGGTGCCAAACAGCACAGGGATTTCGCGACCGACTTCCGCGGTGGGCGCCTGAATCTCATCCAGCCCAGCAGGAGGACGAGTCTCGGGCTTGGGCATCATCGCATAGCTGACAACCAGCGCGACGATGAATACGATTGCATAGACCCATGCCATATCGTTCTCCTAAGCGATGGACGAACCGCTATACGGGTTCTTGGCTGGAATCCAAGGGAACCCGCCGAAGTTGTCCAGATTGTTGAATTTGTTCTTGCACGTTTCTTTCAAGTGATCGCAGCCTGGGTAGATGGCCACAGTCTGGCCTCCCGCTAGGCTCGCGAGAGGCCTTGCCATCGTCACGGTGTCACCGGAATGCGCGGTAAGGAAGCGCGAGCTGCCGTCTGGGGCGACGATCATGCCCCCTGTGTAGTACCCGTCGGGCTGCAATGCTGCGCCGGCTACAGTAACGACCAGCCCGCCCGCAATCGACAGCACAGCGCCCTCGTGCTTGTAGAGCTCGCGATTCACATTGCAGCCCTTGAGGTACAGCGTGCGCCTGCACCCGTATTCGAAGCGAGCACGCAAGCCAGGGCGCTTGATCGAGGTGAAGACGGACTCACACTGAACCTCGATCTGGTTGCCACTTGTCTTCGCGCCTACGACACGACCCTTCCAATAAACGATGAATTGATTGTCGGGGTCACCGTAGTGGCCGCGATAGATCGTTACTGTGGTCACGTCTTCAGGCGCGAACGCGAGGTACTGCGAAGCGAACGCATCGTCACGGGGGAATACCAGCTTGATGGAGTCTTTGAACGTGTCCGTCGTCTGTTTCACGCTATCGCGCTTCACAGGTGACGGAGTGAAGGTCTGCCCCAGCCTGATGATCTCGTTCGCGCCGCTCACATAGTTCCAGCGCTGGATGCCCTGAATGAACTCGTAGAGCTCAATCGGGGTTCCTGTTTCTAGTGAGTCTTCATAGGCGCTATAAGTCATGATTCAGGCGTCTCCGCAATGGCGATCGTGGCAGCTACTTGGCCCACGTCCTTGTGGCTGAAAACGACCTGATCGCTGTCAAATCGTGCGTGCGACATAAAGCATACGAAATCAATATCGGTCGTTGCAAATGTGGCGCCAATTTGAGCAGAAAGGGTGAGAACCTCGTTACCATCCCCGTTCGTACTTCCGGAAGTAACGCGAGCGAATATCTGTGTCCCGTTCTTCAACTGCACCATGATATCCTTGACCCCGTAATAGAGCGGATATCCGATGGGCGACACGGTGATGGCGCTTGCAGTGCTCACCACGTTCTCCAGGATAATCAGGTCGGTGTTCCAAGATGGCAGCCAGAACGCGCGTTGCTTACCCCGGCGCGCATGAATCCACTTGCGGAGAGCCCAGATGCCTGCACGGGTGTTCTTAATGAACCCGATGGTCTGCATGTGGCGCACCCAATTCGTCGCGGTATCCACTTGAATCGGGCCCGACCCGTTGTCGAAGATGTCGATCGTGCGAGCAATGCGTTCGCTGAGATCGCTAACGACAGCGGAACGATCCGTAAGAACGGGCTTGCCCCGATACAGCGGATAGGCACCGTTGTCGCCCAGGTCTTTGTTCTGCGTGACTTCGAATACACCACTCGCGGTGATATATCGATTCGAGCTGCGCTTGTAATCGATACCGCTGAAGGTGCGCGCAAAGCGCAGCGGAGCGACATAGCACTTAGGCCAGTTCGTTTCCAGCGGTAGCTTCAGATTGACACCTGTCGGCGTAACTGTGGTGATCTCGAGCGCTGCCAGATTGGTATCGGATGCCCACAGCATGATCAGGTCGTCGTCGCGGTAGTCGGCATTCGCAGTATCGAACGCAATGAACGACGAACCAGCGGTAAGACCATTCAGTAGAGGCGTCACTTCGTCCCAGACTGCAATGCCATAGACGCGGTGTGCCCATTGCGTGCTGATTGCTTTCGCGCGACTGAACTGCTGCTCGTCCAGAAGGAACTTGTGTGAGAAGGTCTGGCGCGGTGCTTCGCGCAAGGCAAGACGCTGTTCGTTGTTGAAGCTATCGAGCAGATCGGTCTTCCATTCCATTGTCTCGTCATACCCTGTATCGGGCACAAAAGGCCACAGCACCACACGGCGCCCGATCACCGTCAGGGTCGGGTGATCGGTCGGGAAATTGAAGGTGTAACGGGCGTCGATGACCGGCGCCCCGTTGGTGCTGATATTCAGCGTATAGACCCGGGCCTCCAGCGCTGCGAAGGACGTCGGAGGGACCTGTGGCTGAGTCAGGGTGATACCATCGGTCCCCACCTGGCTCACACTGGATAGGAGCTGCGGCTCGAAGTAGGCGCTCCAAACCTCGACCTGCCGGACCTGCGTGGACAGCAGGTTACCGACATCGATTCTACCCGGAATGATGTGGACCCTGTGGTAGAAGTCGTCCAGGAACGAGTGGTGACGGTGGGAGACACCTAAGGAGTTGGCGACTTCGGAGACCGGCTGGGTGTTGCTGAACCCAGACGTCGCCAGCATCACGCCAGTCTCCTGGAACGTGTTCCTCGGGTTCGGGCTCGCTGGTTGAGGCACGAGGCCGAACTTGTATTCAGCGTAGGCTAGCTCAGGGTAGATCAGGTGGGCTGTGGTCATGTCACACCTTCAAGTAGGTGATAGCCTTTTCCCTCGAACGGCCAGACTTCTGGTAGATCGGGAAAATCTTCCAGGTGTCCGATCCGACGGTGAATTCGTCCCCCGGCAGGTATCCCGTCATGTCCATGTATCGAATGCCGACAATGCGCCCGATGGGGGAGATGTACTCGTCGTCTCTGACCGCGCTGACCACAATCGGGGCCAGCAGCGCCCGGTTCGTGAGCTGGTTGACCCCGAGGTGAGCAAGCAGGTCTTCGTACACGAATCCGGTGGACGCCTTCGCGGTCGGTGAGTAGTTTGAGGCGCGCCCAGAAGCGGCCCAGCCGTCTATGCCATCCACCAGACAGCGAACGGCGCTTGCGCTCCTGTTGGAGGAGCCGAAGCCGCTGGCCCGCCATGGCCCCTCATCATGACCGTTGCCGTCCACCTGGCTTCCAAGCCAGGAACCGGGCCCGAGACTGTCGGTCACATGGCTGCCGACGGTGGCGTAGAAGAACCTCCCGCCACCTGCCGGGGAGCCGTAGGTTTCCATCTTGCCGAAGCCTAAGCGGTGATAACAGCCTGCGGTGACTTCGAGCTCCACATACACGCAGTCCGGGTTCGGCGACAAGAAATGGTAGGAGGGGAACGGGCCGGAGTTGGTCACCATTGGGAGCAGGGCGACGTACTGCGGGTTAGAAGACGCGCCTGCCCGAGTGGGGTAGCCCGGCTGTTGATCCCACCCAGCGCCAGCAGAATAACCATCTGAACCATTGATTGCGATTCCGTACTTACCGGAGCTGTTGGTCCCGTTCACCAGGAGGGAGGCGTTGTCTACGGACTTCATGTTAATAAACTGGTCGCCCTTCTGTAGGCACAGCTCCCGGTAGGAGGCTTGGACATTCCAGCGGTTGACTGCCCAGCCTAGGGAGACACAAAACAGACGGATTTTGTCCAGCAGGTCGCCAGCGGAAGTTGAAGTTCCAGTTTCGTATGCCATGGTACACCTTTAAGGAGTGAGTTCGAGAGCCCAAAAGTCGGATACGGTAGTGCGGCTGCAATTCTGGAGGACCACTAAGTTATTCCCGCCATGGGTGACGACGTTTTCTGCAGCGTTTCCAAAACCACTAATGTGGAAGACGCCCTCCAATTCCCCCCAAGCTGCGGGATATGGAAAAGTCTCGACGAGGGTCAGGGGGATCAGGCAGTAGCTTCCGTCGAGGTTCTCCCGGAACTCCCACCCCTTCAAACTTCCGTCACGGTAGCCGGAGGGCAGCACGTAACGACCCACCGAGCCACTCACCCCGTACGGCGGACTAGACGAACGGGACATGGTGAACCGACTGCCGCCGGCGGATCTACCACCAACCCAGACCCACTGGCCTCTCGCGTCCCGGTAGTACATGGCCGAATCTGTGGTGGTGTCTGTGGCGTCCCCGCTGGATGTGTTTGTGCCGGGGTTCTGGAGGCCGCTGTGCTGCCCTCCCTGATAGGAGTATCGCCAGTTGGCGTTATTGGCGATGTCTGTGCATAGAGTTCCGCCTATCAGCAGCGGGTATGGGTACTGCCCTGGAGTGGCGTAGGGAAGGAAGAACCCGAGGTAGGCTGCCTCGTAGGAGGTGCCCACCTTGACCCCCATCCGGAAGGATCTACCAGAGGCCGCGAACCAGAAGGGCATGACGTCGTTCCATAGTGGCACAGAGGGTACTGAGAAGCTACCCAGTGGAGAGGTAGCGCCGTAGATGCCTCCTGGATGCTCCCAGAAAGAACTCACACTGGGGTCGAACCCGGTATACCCGTTCAGGAACAGGTTGTACCAGCCGTACACCTCGCTATATTCGCTGCGGATGCCGATGTAAATCTCATCGGTGCCCGCGTGGCCCCGCCCCTTGAGCAGAACCTCGCTGCCGAAGTTGTTGGCTGGGGCTCCAGACCCGTCCAGCAGCTGGAGCGTATGCAGGCGCCAGGTCGAGCCAGACCGGAGGCTGTCCCCGAGGACTCTCCAGTAGAGGTGCGCTCCGGGTGCGCCTGGAACCTCATAGTCCCTCACCTCGGAGAGAGACCAGTTCGGCACCCCAGTCACGGTCAGCGCTGTAGTCCACGAAGTCCCGTCGTCTGAATACTGCAACCTAAAATTCTTGACAGCGCCGTCGGCCCCGGTGGAGGAGTTAGGTGTCGAGAGTCGAACCTTCTTCACCTCTCGGGCCTCCTTCAGCTGGCAGGTGACGTGGGAGACGCCAGCCGAGAAGCCACTGAGGTTCTCGTAGAACGAGTCCGCACCCGTGTTTAGGGTCCTCGGGTCGGAGCGCATGTGGTACCGAAGATGAGAAGTGGTGGTCAGATTGGTCGTCACTGCAGCCAGGTTGTCCCGTGCGATGCGGAGCACCTCCCATTGCTGGTTGGCTGCCACCAGCGCGGCGTTGGTCGTCAAGAAGGAGACGATCTTCCCGAACAAATCCTCCAGGTTGCTGGCCGTTCCCACTTCGTTTGCCATATCAAATTCTCCTATCAGTAGCCCAGTGCCCGCTGATTGCGCTGAACGACGTTCATAATCAACTGTTCGCCATCGTCGGTTCCGAGGTAATCCCCGACAATGGACGGATCCAGCACGTTGATGATCTTCGGTGTGACCACAGTGGGCTGAGCCGCTGCCTGGTCGCCTTGACCTTGTGCTGCTGTACCCTTTCGAACCTGTGTGGGCGTACTGACCGTCACTTGCTCACCGGGCGTTGCCCTAAATGCTACCATTTGTGAGTCTGCTCCACCAGTACCCCCGACGGTGAAGTTACCGCCCGTCATAAAGCCCTGAGTCTGCTGGGAGCGGATCGCTGCCACCTGCGCCATACCCTGCGCCACCACGACAGCAGCCATCGCCGCTCCGTAGATACCGCCCTGGGCCAGCGCCTTGGTTGCGCCCTCATAGGTGTTCATGATCGCCTGGGTGATTGCCGCAGCTTTACCGATGGCAGCGAGCTCCTTGATGTTGGAGCTTTGCAGGCTGGCAAGCCCGGAGAAGAAGTTCCGCATGTTCTGCGTCTTCAACTCGTTCTCACGCTGCGCCAGCTGAACCTTGGCGTTCGAGTAGTCCTGCTCGCTGATCAGATCGTTCTGCCGCAGCATGTCGAGCTGGGCATAGTACGTCTGGATCAACTCCAGC